GATTATACGTTAACAAGCAACAACTATCCAGTATCACGAAGTGGAACGTTAAGCATACAGATGGAGACTAGTACACCTAAGTTAGAATACTATGACGATTACTACTTTACTGGAACTGATGCTTACGTAGAATCTATTCAGTTTGATGTAACAGCAACAGACGAAGACGGAAGTGGATCGTCTGACACTATATCTATTAGTTACACTAGTATTATGCCAAGTGACGACCAAACAATAATGACGTTTAGTGCAACAAGTAAACAGTCTTAATGAATGTTTGGTAAACATTACGAAGCAAGACTCTTAGAGTGGCAGACGTTTCGAAACGAAACATTAAGTAATTCATCTGACATAATAACAGATGTGATTGCTCGTTATCAAAAAGCACCAACAGTTGTTATACACACAGACCCGTATAATCAGCAAACATGGCCCGGGCCGTGGGAGTTAATTTTAGAAAATCAGTACTGTAATTTTTGTAAAATATTAGGAATTTGTTATACATTACAGTTAACTGAAAGTTTTAAGGACAACGATTTTGAGATATATATAGGTATAGATAAGAAGAATCATAAGACATATTACTTACTTTCAGTTAACAGTAATGTGATTGGCTTTAATGATAATTACATACATATCAGTTCGTTACCGACGAGCATTGTTATAGAGAGAAATTATTTGATGCCACAGTTACAGTAATAAATATCAAACATAAACACAATTATAAGACAGGGAAGAGGAAAAGAAATATGTCCAACGGTACTTTGATCGTTAAAAGAAACGGCAATAAAGAGCATTTAAATATTGATAAGATTCATTTTGTAGTGAATCATGCTTGTAAAGGATTAGCAGGGGTTAGTAGTAGTCAAATTGAAATGAATGCAAACTTGCAATTCTATGACGGAATGAGTACTACAGAAATTCAAGACGTACTTATTAGAAGTGCTAATGATCTAATTTCATTAGATGCAGTAAATTACCAATATGCAGCTGCAAGATTGCTAAGTTATAGTATTAATAAAGAAGTCTTTGGAGAATATAAATCTATTCCGTTATCTCAAATGATCGATCAAAATATTGGCCGAGGTGTTTATGATAAAGCAATACTAAGCAGTTACACAAAAGAAGAATTTGCTACACTAGATTCTTACATTAGGCATTCTAGAGATGAGAACTTTACCTATGCTGGCCTACGTCAAGTAGTAGACAAATACTTGTGTCAAGACCGTAGTAACAACCAATTGTTTGAAACTCCGCAATATATGTATATGATGATAGCTGCAACATTGTTTGCAGAGTATCCTAAAGAAACTCGATTACAATATGTAAGGAAATATTACGATGCGACCTCACTTTTTAAGATCAATATCCCAACACCAGTTATGGCTGGCGTCAGAACCCCTGTACGCCAATTTGCTAGTTGTGTACTCGTTGATGCTAACGACACTCTTGATAGTATCTTTGCTAGTGATATGGCCATTGGACGCTATACGGCGCAACGTGCAGGCATTGGTATTAATGCTGGTAGGATTCGTGCAGTCAATTCTAAAATTAGAGGTGGAGAAGTAGCCCATACAGGAATAATTCCGTTCCTAAAGAAATTCGAATCAACAGTTAGATGTTGTACACAAAACGGAGTACGTGGTGGTAGTGCTACTACACATTTTCCTTTTTGGCATTACGAGATTGAAGATATACTTGTACTAAAGAATAATAAAGGTACAGAGGACAATCGTGTACGTAAGCTAGACTATTCAATTCAGCTTAACAAAACAATGTATGAGAGATTGTTATCAGGAGGCGATATTACGTTGTTCTCGCCGCATGATGTACCTGACTTGTACGAAGCATACTTTGGTGATGCTGACACATTTAAAGAACTGTATGAAAAGTACGAACGTGCTACAAGTATTAGAAAGAAAAAACTTTCTGCAAGAGATTTGTTTAGTGCATTAATTAAAGAACGGGCAGAGACAGGCCGCATTTATATTATGAATGTTGATCACTGTAACACACATAGCTCATTTAAAGATACAGTGTACATGAGTAATCTATGCCAAGAGATAACACTTCCAACTAAGCCATTAGAACACATTGATGACGAAAACGGCGAGATTGCATTATGTATTCTTAGTGCTATAAATGTAGGACTTATTAAAGAATTGTCTGAGTTAGAAGAGCTTGCAGACCTTGCAGTTAGATCATTAGAAGAGATTATTGATTATCAAAAGTATCCGATTAGAGCTGCTGAAGTTAGCACAAAGGCTCGACGTAGCTTAGGTGTAGGTTACATTGGACTTGCTCATTATCTTGCTAAAAATAAAGCAAAGTACAGTGATCCAGAGGCTTGGAAACTGGTACACGACTTATCAGAATCTTTCCAGTACTACTTACTTAAAGCAAGTAACAAACTTGCACAAGAACGTGGCGCATGTGAGTACTTTAATCGTACTAAATATAGTGACGGCATATTGCCTATTGACACGTACAAAACAGAAGTCGATACTATAGTGGAGAATAAATTAAATCATGATTGGAATAGTTTACGGAATGATATCGTCGAACACGGGCTCAGGCACAGCACTCTGTCAGCACAAATGCCTTCAGAGAGCTCGTCCGTTGTGTCAAATGCCACAAACGGAATTGAGCCACCTAGAGGATACTTGTCCGTTAAGAAAAGCAAAAAAGGGCCTCTTAAGCAGATTGTTCCACAGTATAATTCCTTAAAGAACTACTACACATTACTTTGGGATATGCCTAGTAACGAAGGATATATCAACATTGTCTCTGTGATGCAAAAGTTCTTTGATCAAGGAATTAGTGGTAACTGGAGTTACAATCCTACACATTTTCCAGATAATGAAGTACCAATGAGTGTAATGATGAAAGACTTACTAACAACATACAAGTTAGGTTGGAAGACAAGTTACTATCAGAACACATACGACTACAAGACAGATGATGATATTGTTTTTGAAGAGCCTGCGCACTCAATTGGATGGCACGATGAAACAAAAACTGAACAAGAAGATATGAGTGACGAAGAATGCGAAGCGTGTAATATTTAGAGGTTGACACATTAAGTATAAAGTTGTATACTTAACTAAGAGAGAGGTGATAATTAATGAAGACTGTATTTAATCGAGAAAAGGTTGACTTTACTAAACAAAATATGTTTTTTGGAGCTGATGGAAATACACAACGGTATGATGTTTTTAAACATCCGGTGTTTGATAAGTTAAATCAAACCATGCTTGGGTATTTTTGGAGACCTGAAGAAGTTAGTTTGCAAAAGGATCGTGCAGACTTTCAAAACTTTAGACCAGAACAAAAACATATTTTTACAAGTAACTTGAAGTATCAAACACTTCTTGACAGTGTACAAGGTCGCGGACCATGTTTAGCTTTCTTGCCACATGTTAGCATTCCTGAGTTAGAAGGGTGTATTGTTACTTGGGACTTCTTTGAAACAATCCATTCACGTAGCTACACACATATTATGAAGAACGTGTATTCTGATCCTAGTGAGGTGTTTGATACCATTCTTGATGATCAAGAAATAATTAAGAGAGCAATCTCAGTAACTAAGAATTACGATGCATTTACAGAAGCAGCTGATAACTGGACCCATCATGGCAAAGGCAGTATGCGGGAAGTAAAGAAGAAACTTTATCTTGCAATGATGAATGTAAACATCCTTGAAGGCTTACGTTTTTACGTTAGTTTTGCATGTACGTTTGCATTTGGTGAGTTAAAGTTAATGGAGGGTAGTGCTAAGATCATTAGCTTAATTGCTAGAGACGAAAGTCAACACTTAGCACTTAGTACACATGTATTAAAACTTTGGTCGCAAGGCAAAGACGATCCAGAAATGGTTTCAATTGCTAAAGAGTGTGACGAAGAAGTATACCAAATGTGGAGAGAGTGTGTACTAGAAGAAAAGGCTTGGGCTGAATATTTGTTTAAAGATGGTTCGATGATTGGACTTAATGATACTTTATTGAATCAGTATGTTGAATACATTGCAAACCGTAGATTAAAAGCACTTGGTCTAAAGCAAATATTTGATCAACCAGTAAACACAAATCCGCTTCCGTGGACACAACATTGGTTGAGTTCATCGGGTTTGCAAGTTGCTCCTCAAGAAACAGAAGTTGAAAGCTATATCATTGGTGGTATTAAGCAAGATGTAGACGATGACGTTTTAAAAGGATTTTCGCTGTGAAAACCCACAGGAAAGAGTACACGCCAATGATAAGCGTAGAAGTACTAACAAAAGATGCTTGTCCGTTTTGTGATAAAGCAAAGGCACTATTAACTAGAATGGAAATTCCGTTTACTACACGAAAGCTAAACGAAGATCTTACTAAGGAAGAGTTATTGGAAAAGTGTCCAGGCGCTCGCACTATGCCACAGATTATAATCGGAAATAAGGTTATAGGTGGCTACAGTGAACTAACTAGTTATATAGAAACAACAGGATTTAACGGAACAGGTTGGGGATAAAAAATATATGTTATTAGAGAAACCATTAACAAATGGAGACACTGTAAGTTTTAAACTAGCATCAGGTGAAGAAGTTGTTGCAAGATTAGATTCACTTACATCGTCAAAATACGTAGTAGAGAAACCATTAATGCTAACAATGAATAAAGATGGATTAGCGTTAGCACCGTTTATGTTTACTATAGAAGCAGACGCAAAGATTACATTTGAAAGTAGCAATGTACTTTGTGCAAGTAGGACTGAGAAAGAAATGGCTAAACAATACCTTTCAAGTACTAGTAACTTAGTATTAGTTTAACCTAAATTTTAACAAAGGAGAAATAAATGAGTATTCACGAAGAAATCGTACAAGCATATCAAAACTATCTTTCAGAGCATGCAACGTTTGAAGAAAAAGGCGTAAAAGCCGCAGCCGCCAGAGCAAGAAAAGCACTTGGCGATCTTGGTAAATTGACCAAGTCACGTAGAGCAGAAGTTCAAGATAAAAAGAACGGCATGTAAGATATGTGGACTGCTTGGTGTAAAGCCATTGGTAGTAAGGCCTACCATGATAACAGTAAAGCAGATAGAGTGGCACTCATCCGAACAGGATGGGTGCTTCTTCATATTGTAACATGCATCGCTATCATCCTCAATACTTGTAGATCTTACAACGTATTATAACAAATAGAAAACCGTTCACAATGGACCTCACGTTCAGAAAAGAAGCGTATTATAGATTTTGGCTAGTCAAAGGCTCGTTAGGGTGTCATGATTGGTCTAACGAAGATATAATAAAAATGCATAGTAGTTACTTTAAACGACTATGGAACGATGAATCGGGTTGTTTAGATCTGTATGCAGAAGGTTTTGAAGAAGCCTGGGAAAAACTATTTCCTAAAGATGTAAACACTGTTGTAGTACTTGGCGGTCATTTTGATTAGAAAGGACTAACAAATGAAATATATAATTGACATTGATGGAACTATTTGTAAAGAAGTTTTTCTTGCAGATGGTAAGAAAGATTACGCTAATCATATTCCATACATGGAACGTATTGCAAAAGTTAATGCATTATACGATGCAGGTCATCACATTAAATATATGACAGCACGTGGAATTACTAGTAAAATAGATTATTTTAATCTAACAAACAATCAATTAATTGAATGGGGTGCAAAGTTTCATGAACTTGATGTAGGCAACAAGCCTCATTACGATATATGGATTGATGACAAAGCATTCTGGAGTGAAAACTTCTTTAGAAGTACTGGCGAAACGTATGAATAACGTAATTAAATTTCCTAGTAAGGACCCTATTGTTAATAGCGAAGTTGATAAGCAGTTCTTAGAACTAGAAAAACAGAAGCAACTAATTGAAGAACAACGTAAAACGATCGAGGAATTAGAGAAATGAGAGATTTTGTTTTAGATAACTGGAGTTTAGTAATGGATCACAATAAGAA